CATGTACTCAAGTGCAGTGGTCGCTACTCTCATGCTGCTGAGGTACAAGTCAGAACTTATAGAAAAGCTAGGAAATGATACCCTTGATTTTATCCCAGCCATATATGTGCCCGACGCAGTCCTGTATGCGCTGTTAAACTCAGAAAGGAATTCTGATAACACGCTTTTGCTCATATTTCTTTCTATCCCATTGCCATTACTAAAATTAAGGAGGATAGATAATGATTTTTTCATCCAGTGATAGACTCCCTTATCTTGTATTTTCTTGAAAACATGGAATCTTGAATAATCATCAGATGTTGCAAATGTTGTTATCTTGAGTTCAGCTTCTGAGCATATATCTTCGATCAGAAGGGTTGAAGCTGAGAGCACATCGGAAGCTAGTATGCTACTTGTAGCTCCAAGCAAACCCTGAAACATTCCTTCTTCAATTAAAAGTATCTGATTATCCATGTTGACTACATCATTGCTGGACATCTGCAGGATTTTTTGTGCTTTCAATGTGCTGTTGATCTCTCTCCCTTTCAAGGCACATTCTGACTCGTAAACTGCTATCTGCTTTAGTGTTGGGAGATGAAGAAAAAATTCATCTGGTAACTTGAAGACCTTGTTTGAAAATAACTTCATAATAGAGAGGATGAGAGCAGAAGTCTCATCTGATGATCTTGATGCAACTGTGAACCAAAGAATGTAAGGTAACTGAGATGGGCCCCACTTGCTGCAATCTGCATTGTCATAGATGACTGAGTTCTCACCATCCTTTATGAACTTAAGCCTTTGATACAGATCAAAAGTTTCCTGCACCTTAGTGTCTTTGATTTTCTCTTCTATCAAATTCCCGTATATCCCTTTTGAAATATCCCTTTCCCTGCAAAACCTAGACACTTCTTCAACAGTGTAGCATAAAACTCGACCTGGTGTGTTAGTGACTGCAATTTCCCTTACCCCCTTTTGATCTTTGTGAACCATCTTAGCAACAACCTGTGATTTCCAATGTAGATTGTAGTACAGCAAGGGCCATAAAGAGTTTGAATCACTAACAAATGAGTCGACAATCTCTGGTGTCAGGAGTGGTTTTTCAGCCAATATTGAAGGTCCTTTGGTTCTCTCATCATGTGTCAGTTGTCTCCTAGGTTTGTTTTCTTTCATGTCTCTGACTTCCTGGTAGAGGTTGATCCAGCACTTAGAATTTTGATTCTTCACAATGTCGCATGTTATTACCTTATTTCTGTGATCCGTCCTTTTTACTCTTTCTTTATGAGTGACTGAAAGTCCTGTTTCTCCATTGAAGGTTACAGACCCCCTATTGTTCATTACATCAGAAATTTTCATCTTTCTAACCACATCTTCCCCCTTGTAATGTTCATCAATGCTCTGCTTTACAGTTTTCCCTGGTGTGAGTATCCCATTTTTAAGTATGGACATGAGGAAAGTGAAAGAGACCATGTACATGTTTGGGTTCATTCTGCCGTATGTTTCTGTCTCCTTTAGGTCACTGCAAAAGTGTGTGAGGGCTTCTTTCATTGATTGTAAGTAGGTATCTCTCTGAGGGATAGGGCATTTTGTTGGACTAAAGGGAAGATCCGAATTTTGATTTTGGAGAAACTCAATTCTGCTCTTGATTTGCTTCAAGACCACCTCACCTTCAGACTTAATTTTTTGATATCGTTCAACTGAAAACAAATTGCAAACATAGAAGCTGTTGAACGCATGCTCATCTGATGCAACTGACACAGGATCATGTGGGAAGCAGACATTCCATTCAATACTTCTGAATTCAGATGCTGAACTTGTTTTCAGTTCCTTAGTGGCCAAAGAGAGTTTTTTCATTGACTTGAGAACTTGAAGGCAAGTTATCATTTTATGCATTCTAAACATGTAAAGAGCTTCAGCCCTGCTTGTAGGTTTGTACCACGATATCTTCTCATAAAGTTTAGAGCAGCCATTGGATATCCCAGTAGCATTTATGAAAAGGTATCTTATCATTTCTGATGCTTGTGCGAACTTAGATGAATTTAATGAACTTATTGAACAAAGCATTGGGCACTTAGATCTTACAAAAGTTTTGTAATCCTTAAGTGCAGAGTCTGGGCTAGTTGCTATGACTAATTCTAGCTCCATGGTCAACCAGGATAAAAACTTGTGTAGACAAGTAACACCCCAATTTATTTGTGGTGGCGA